GGATTGCCCCAGAGTTCCGGGACCGGCTTGCCCATGAGATCGGCCGGGGTACCATCGACCCCGGCCGGCAATACATTGGTGCCGCCATAACGCGCGCCATGGAGCGGTCGGTCCATCACGCCGGCCTGGGCATCCGCGAAGGACAGCACGACTTCCCGCCCGCGAAACTCGATCCGCCTTGCCGTGCCGGCCTGGACGATCGGAAAGCCCGCGGGATAAGGGGCGTGCCGATCCGCGCCGTAGCGCAACACCAGCGCCCCGCCATCGACCGCTTCCCCGGCCAGGAAATCCAGGGCGCGATCCGCATTGTTGAGCGTGATCTCGCCCTTGCCGATGACCGAACGGCCCCGGGTCAGGCCCCTGGTGAAGAGGTGCATCTCGACATTCCCGGGGTCGATGATGCGGGGCTCGTAGACCGCCGCCCGCGGCTCCTCGCCCGGCCCGAGCTGCTTGCCCGGTGAGGTGGCGTAGCGGTGGATCGCCGCCGTCGCGATACCCGGCCGACGACCCTCGAATTCCAGCAGATAGATCGGCTCCAGCCGGCTCATGCCGCATTCCTCCGCGTGACCGACAGATGGTCGCGGGCGACATCGTTGCCCTCTTCGACCCGGGCGGCGAGTTCAAGGGCGCCCGCGGCGGTCGTGTGTTCGAGCAGCATCAATCGGTCGTTGGCGGCATCCAGCTTGGCGTTGACCGCGCGCAGTTCGGCCAGCAAGGCGGCGGTATCACCGGCGATGCTGCCGGAGGGCGGCCCACCCCGCGCCGGGGCCGAGAGCAGCACGGGCGGCGCCTCGATCAATGACGCGGGCAGAAGACCGTCATTGAGGCTGTCGAAGAACCCGACGCCGAACCGGCGGACCATCGCCTCCTGCATGACGTATTCGCCATTGGAAAGGCGCGCCCGGATGCTGTCGCTGGTGCCGGTCCCGGGACCGGTGACCAGACCACCGATGGCGAAGGCCCCGCCATTGCCGCCGTCGTTGCCCCCACCGCCCCCGCCACCGCCGTACAGATTGTCTTGATCCTGCGCCAGCTGCAGCCGGCGCAGCCGATCTGCCTCGTCGAGAGCCGCCTGGGCTGCGCGGCGGGCTTCCTCGGCCTGACGCCGCTGTTCCTCGGCGGCAAGCCGGGCGGCCTCCTGCGCCTGCCGGGCCTGCTCGGCCGCCGCCGCCTGCTCGGCAATCTTCGCCACGGCTTCGGCCGCCTGCTTGTTGACCAGGCTCGACAACACACTGAGCGCGCTCTGCCAGCTGAGCACGCCGGCATTCAGCCCCGCGATCGGCTGGTTCACCCCGCCGGCCAGGGCAAGCATCGCCGCCTTGGCACCGGCAGCCCCCGCCTGCACGGCCATGACTTCCGCCGGCGAGATCACGCCATCGGCGAAGGCGGCCCGCACCAGGGCCGTCTGGCCGTTGATCACCGCCAGCTCGGCTGCGGTGATGATGCCGTCGCGCAGTGCAAGATTGACCAACTCGGTCCGCGACCGGATCGCCGCCAGATCGACATCGGTCAGCAATCCGTCCTTCAAGGCGGTGTTCACCAGATCGACGTGATCGGATAAGATTTGCAGCTCGGTCTGGGTCAGCGCGCCATCGGTCAGCATGTAGGCGACTTGGCCGAGAGCGGATGCGAAGACCTGGCCGGCCGGTCCGAGGGATTTGGCGGCAGCATCGACGCCGGCGAAACCCGTCTGGATCCCGGCCAGCTCGGCCGGCGTAATGGTGCCGTCCTGGATCGCCGCCTCGATCTGGTGCATCACGGCGGCGAAGGTGTTGCCAGCCTGCTGCGCGCTGGCGGCGATTTGATCTTGGATGCCCGCCTGCTCCCCGGACTTTGCGGCCAGACGATCGAGCGTGGCGGTCACCAGCTCATAGGCATCGGCGAAACCGGGCCCGCTGGCATAGACGTCACGCGACAGCTTGAGCAGCGTCTCGCCGATCTGCGGCAGCTTGTTGGTAGCCTCGAGATCGCCGGTCTCGGCCAAGGCGACGGTGTCCTGGAATTCCCTGAGGGCAAGGGCTTGCTTTGCCATGGACGACAGCGGCGATAGATCGCCGAGCATCAAGCTGCTGTTGGCGATGCTCAGCGAAGCCTCGGCCTGGCGGAAGCTGGCGGCCGCCTGTTGCGCCGACGCCGCGAGGTCGGTGCCGAGCTGCGCGAATTTGGCGCCGACGCCGCCGACGGTCAGCGGCAGCTCGGTCAGCGTGCCCTGCAACGCCTTCAGCCGGAGGTCATAGAGGTCGGTGAGCTTCGCCGTCTGCTGCTCGCTGAGCCCGAGGGCGGCCGCCTCCTTTTTTGCCGCTTCGAAGTCACGCCTCAGCCGGTCGATCTGCAATCCCAGCGGATCGGTCAGCTCTTTGATGCCATCCGCCACGCCGGTCATGAAATCGCCGCGCAGCGCGTCCTTGCCCCGGGCGAGGCTTGCGGACAGGGCGTCGACATCGAGCGTCAGCGCCTCGGCACGGGTCTTCGCCGTCGCGAACGAGGCCTCGAGATCCTGCAGCTTCAGGGCGTAGGGGCCGAGCGTCGCTGGATCGAACAGGGTCCGAAAACCCTTGGCAAAATCGATATCGGCGTCGAGTTCGGCGACGCTCTTGGCGGCACTGTTCCGGATCGCCGTGGCGATGTCGGCGCCCAGCCCGTCGAACTTCGCCTTGCGGATGGCCGCGACCAGCAGATCCGGCAGCACCTGATCGAGCGACGTCCCGGAGGCGATCAGCTCGGCCGTGTCCGGCCCGCCGGTGTAGCTTTCGCCCTCGAAGCGCTTGGTGTTGGCGTTGTATCCGAGGCTGAGGCTGCCGGTCATGCCGGCCAGCACGGCCTTCTGCGACTTGGCGAATTCCTGGAGGCCCTGCAAAATCGCATCGATGCCGGGCTGCAGCGTGCCCGGATCGAAGCCGTTATCGCCCAGCTTCCCGCCGCTGCGCAGTCCACCATCCTCGCCGACATGGAAATACGACACGCCGCCGGGACCGACCGAGGGCCGCCCCCCGAACAACCCGCCCAGCAAATTGCCGGCGAGGCTGGTGACGAGGTTCCCGACCATGCCCCCGACCGGCCCCCCGGCCATGCCGAACACCGACGTCAAGGCACCGGTGGTGGCCGACCCGATCAGCTTGGAGAGGCCGCCTGAAAGGCTGGCCGAAAGACTTGCCGAAAGCCCGGCCGACGATCCTGAGGCTTGTGACGTTCGGGTCGCCGACGCCCCCGGCAGGGCCAGCCCGGCAAGGCGGAGACCGGCCTGCTGAAGGATGTTCATCAAACTCTGGCCCCAGGCCTGCTCGCGTTGACCCGAGAAGGCCGCATCGAGCCCGCCGGCAAGATCCCGGTCGACCCGATCCGCCACCCCCGCGACGGCGCCCTGCATGTCGGTCCAGCGACGACCCCCTTCGATCACCAGATCATTGACACGGGACTGGGCGTCGGTGATGTCGCGAATGCCGCCCGCGCGATCCTGGGTCGCCGTCACCGATTTGGTATCCAGCGCCAGCCGCTCGCCCAGCTGATCGAGTTCGGTCCGACCCGCTTCCACCGAGGTGTTGGCGAGATCCGCCGCCTGCCGGGCAAGATCGCTACGGCTGCGGGCAGCGCTGCCGATTGCGTGGGTCAGCACCCCGGTCGCCGACGCCTCGCGCGACTGGGCCGTCTCATGGGCGGCGGCGGCCTCGGCCGCGCGATCGGTCGCGACGGCGACGTCATCGATCCCGGTCCGGGCCTGGGCAAGCTCCTGCTTCAGTCGGCTGGCATCGGCGGTGATCACGACGGCAAGGCTGAGCGCCATGGACGGACCTCAAAACAAAAAGGGGCTCAAATCGAGGATGGGGCAGCCGCCCACTCGTCCAGGGCGGCCTGCTCCATCTGCTGCAACCAGTCGAAAGCCCGCGCATCCGGGCGCAAACCCAGATGCCGTTGCACCGGGACCAATGCCGAATAATCGAGACCGGTGCGCAGGAGCCGGATCGCGGCCCCGTCCGGCAGGGCTGTCACCCGCCATTGGGTGGCGAGCGCCAGAAACAGCCGGAGCACCGGCCATCCTTCGGGGAAGACCGCGAAACCCGGCTCCAACGCGTGGCGACCGGTTGGTTCATCCAGAGTGTCGGGATCCAGCCCGAAGGCGGCGAGATCCTCGGCAACGTTGCTCGGTCCGGAGGTCGGGCCGCCCCGCGCCCAGTGCCGGGCGGCCTCGGTCAGTTTTTTGCGACGTATTTCTTGCCCAGGATGCTGTCGAAATAGGCATTGATCAGGGCCGCCTGGACGAAGGGCGTCTGGATCGTCCGCTCGCCGGCCTCGGTGAAGCCGCCGGTGCCGGGATCGGTCAGCGCCACCGGACCGGCCGGATCGCCATCGACGACATCCTCCCAATCCACCAGGATCTCGCGCAACAGGCGGACATTGAAATTGTCCTCGCCGGTATGGGCCGGCAACATGCCGCGTCCGGCCTCGGCCTGGCGCTGCAGCTCTTCCTGGCGGTCCTGCGGCAATGTCCGGAAGATCGCCTTGAAACGGATGATCGCGTGCCGCCCGCCATCGACCGGAATGCGAACATCCACGGGCCAGCGATAGGTGGCGATGGTCTTCGACAAATTGAACATGATCGGGTCCTTTGAAAGGGGCCGTGGCCGAAGCGGGATGGGTGACCGGCTGCGGTCAGCGCAGCGTCAGCACCAGCTCGTCATTGCCGGCGACCGGAATGAACTTCAGCGGCAGGGTCAGGGTGACTACATTGTCCTCATTGCCATAGCTGGCCCGGCCGATCTGGACCGCGGGCGCCGATAATTCGACGATATGCCCGTCATCGATACCGTGGACGATGTGCAGGGCACCGAGCGTCCCGGCTGCCACGATGGCGAAGAAATCCTTGGTCCCGATCGGCGGCGCCTCGATCGTGATCGAGCCATCCGGGGCACGGTCGGGAACCGCGATGTATTCCTGGCTCGAGACCGCCCGGTATTTCACCGTGTTCTTGAGATCGAAGGTGAATTTGGTCATGGCACAGGCGAAACCATGCAGCGTAATGGTTGGGGTGTTGGTCTTGGATAGCGGCAGCGGGTCCTTGAAACCCGTGGTCACGATGCTCGGCAGGGCGCCGGCGGCCACCGGCACGAACAACCCGGTCATGGCGAAGGCGAAGCGGGGAATGCCGAGCGGGCCGAGTTCGCCGGACACCGAACCGCGTGCGCCCAGCAGCTTGTGCAGGGTGCCGTCGACATTGACATAGATCGTGCAGCTTTCCGGATCGGCCGAATGCGGCAGGTAGTCGACCCGGACATCTTCGGTTATGCGCTGTTCGAGCCGGCAGGCACGCAAGACCGGGCCATAGGCCGGCTCGGTCCCGGCGGTACCCGATCCGGCGATTTCGATCTTGAACCGCGCCGTGACATAGGTGCCGGTCTGCAGTTCCGGTTCGGCACCGAGATGCGGTCGCTCCAGGTTCCGTGAAATCGACTGACCCTCCATGGGTGTGATCTCGAGATCGGAAACCAGCAGCGCATTGGCGACACCGGTCGGACCACTGTCGGTGCCGTAGACGGTCTCCGGTTTCAGCAGCACGGCCTTCTTCTTCCAATAAAGCGGCATCGGTCACGTCCTCGCTCAGGGGAAAAGGGGCCAGGGGAAAAGAGCCCGGGGGAAAAGAGCCCGGGCGATCGTCAGGTCAGACGCAACGCATAGGCGGTGCTGAAGCTGTCCTGCCACCAGAGCGCGTCGCCCTGGAACCGCAACAGCTCGCCGCCGACGAACAGAAAGGGTTCGGTAGCAGCCGAGGGCTGCCAGCCCAGCAATGCTGCATGGGTCTCTCGGCGCAGGGTCTCGAGTTCGATCGAGGGTGCAGCACCGACCCGGTCGGCACGGTCGCCGGGCACGATCAGCACGACGCCGTATCCGGCGACCACACGCTGGGCGATCCCGGTCGCCAGACGATTTTCACCCGCCTCCTCGGCCAGCGGCACGACGAAGGCGGATGGCAGGCGATGCAGCGGCGGTGCCGTCTTCAGCACCGCATAGGCAGCCGCCCCCTCGATCGCGACCAGCGACGGCGCCTGTGCCTGGAGCCGTGCAACGATCTCAGCCAGCATCGGTCAGCGCCGCGTCGAGATGAGCGGTCAGCAGCCGCAGGGCGAGGCGGCGCTCTTGAGGCTCGATGCCGAAGAACGACCCGATCGGCCGGCCACGCGCAGGCAGCGCGATCGGTGGGAACAGCGCATAAGGCGGGTCGGTGCCGAGTTCCGTCGATGCCAGGACCGGCGCCACCCGCCGCCGATGCTGCCGCCTCGCTACGGGCGGCCAAGATTTGCCGGCAGGTCCGTTCCGCTGCTCGGCATGCTGGCGGTAGGTGGCGGCCAGGATGCCGCCGATCGCGGCCAGTGCCGGCGAGAGGTCACCCGCCCGCCGCGCCATGCGATCGAGGGCGGGGCCGACCGCATCCTGGAGGACGCTGTCCGCAGTCACAGGAAATCCTCCAGACCGGCATGTGAGAACAGCCGGGGCCCGGCGCTGAAGGCGATGCCGCCAGCGCCGGGTGGCGCTGTCGCCCCGGCGCTCTGCAGCACCACCTGGCCGGTGGCGAAATCCCGCAACGCCGAGAGCGCATCCCGATAGTTCATCAAGACGGCCTGATCCGCCTCGGTATCCGATCCCCAATAGAAATATCGCGCGAGATCGCAGGCGATCTTGACCAGCCGCGGATCGGCCGCGTCGAGCGGCAGGCTGTAGCGGACTGCCAGATGACCGTCGATCGCAGCGGTGGCGTCGGCCAGTGCGCGGCCGATGATTGTCGCATCCGGAATACCGAGGCGAACCGGTGCCTTGTCGGTGCGATAGATCAGCTCCTCCCGCCCGAAGCGATCTTCCAGATCTTGTGGCGTCGCATAGCTCACGGCACTGTCCTCGCCTCGTCATGGTCGCCCATCCGGATCCGGCGGCAATATCCGGCGCTGCCGGATCCGGTCAGGTTTGGCTCAATTAGGGTTCTGGATCAGATAACCGGCGGCGATACCGGTCAGCACCGGAGCCCGCTCATTGGTCACAGGGTAGATCCAGGATTTGGCGTTGTTGTCGTAATAGGGCGTCTCGACCAGGGGATGGCCGCGCATCGTGTAGGTGTAGCCATAGGAGGGCTGCTCCTGCCCGGCGATTTCGGCCGGGATATAGGCGACCACCACATTGTTGCCCCAGACATCGGCGAAGGCGCCGGTCTGGGGATTGGCGGTGACCGCCTTGCCCACCACGACCTTCTCGACGTCGAACAGGCTGGCCAGCAAATCCGGCGTGATGCTGTCGCGGCCGGTGTATTTGAACCGGTCGATGATGGCGGGATTGTTCTTGCAGGCCCGGAACGCCACTGCCGACATCAGCACCGTGTTCGGGTAGCGGCCGATCGAGGCGCGCACCACCTCCTTCGCCGTGTCGATGTCGGCGGCCGGCCTGCCCGTATCGGTCGACCATTTGGTGCCGGAAGACAGCGCGGTCCTGCTGCCGGACGGGTAATTGGCAGTGGCCACCGCCAGACCTGCCTGCTCGACTTCCAAAGCCAGCGCCAGCGAGGCCATGGTGACCATGACCGCCCGACGGCCGAGATCGATGCCGGGCAGCCCCGCCTCGCGCTGCAGCTCGCGCGGGACCTTGCCTTCCAGGCTGTCCTGAACCAGCGCATAGGGCTTGCCGAGATAGCCGAACTCGATCCGCTTGGTGGCCCCGCCCGGCGCCCGCCGGGCGTTGTAGAGCATGAAGGCCTCCTTGCCGAACTCGATGATCTGGCCGCCCGCCAGATCGACCGGTACTGCGGGAAACAGGCTGCCGCCGACCATCTCGGCATTGGCATAGCCCTGGACGACGGTCGACAGGATGGGGTCGATGACCCGGGTCTGCTGCGAATTCTGCACGGGGTGATTCTCCTGGCGCCGCGATGCCGCCCTGGGGCGGAGCCGGTCGCAAGACGGATGGGGCGGGTGATGGTCAGTGGCAGCGCGTCAGCGGCGGAGCAGGACCTCGAGTGCCATCCCGGCACCGGACGCCGCTTCAAGCGCATCGGCGAAGACATATTCGGGCAGCTCGGCGCCCGCCAGGATCGCGCCCCCGGCAGCAGTCGACGTGACCGCCGTAGCACCGGTCCTCACGACCAGCGCACCGCCGGACGGAATCGCGCGGCCCTGGGCATCGACGATCAGGCTGTCGCCGATGGCGATCGCGGCACCCGCCT